TGCACTTACTTGTTTTAAGTAAATGTAAAACAATGTAGTTCAACAGTAATGACTTGCCTGCGCCACTCCATCCGGTGATTAAACTTGTTTCCCCACCACGAAGCATAAACTTATCATAAGTGCTAGTCCAAGGTAAAGTCTTTCCACTTTCTACTTCATTATTAAAATATGCTACGACCTGCGGTATGTATTCACTAGGGTTCTTAATATTAAGATGTTCGTCATTGTTACGACTCTCAAAATAATTTTGAACTGATGCTTCATTAATAACTAACTGTTGCACCTTATCCGCTAATGACATAATGAATATGCCTGTCTTAATCTTTCTGCTGCTAACATAAGTCTTTTATGATCTTCTAGTGGTAAGGTTTTGCCTTTACTTAATTCTATAGAAGCTAATGCCACTAATAATGTTTCATGGCTTACAGTCTTTAGAACAGAGTAAGGGTTAAATGCTTTTCTGACAGGTTTAAAGTCACCAAGACGTTTAGGAACTATATCATCTAGGCTTAAACCAACATTGCCGAGTATATCAGTTATGCCACATCCAGCAAAACAATTTATAAGGATACGACCATCTGATAGTTGCTTCACCCCAAGTGAAGCATTCTTGTCATTATGAGCAGGACATAAGCATTGATATTCATTATCACCAGACTTATATGCTTTTTCAAAGTAGCCTATTATTTCATGGATATTCATACTAAACCTATCCTATCCTCTACTCTACTCTCTTCTACTCTATCTTCTCTTCTCTTTTCTAATCTACTCTCTTCTACTCTACTCTTCTCTATGGTAGCAGTCTGATAACATTCTGCTAACCAACCCTTACTAAATAAGTTCTTTGTCATTTTCTCAATGAATTCAATAGGATAGTGAAGCCTGAAAGAAATATCAAAAGTATTAGGTAAATTGCCATTGTTTTCAGAAGCCAAGCACCAAAACTTAAAAAGTAAGGCTTGTTCCTCATGGGATAACTTAAAGAAATTGACATCATTTATGAGGTCTGTGCCATAAACCTTAAACCATAGCATTTTCTTTTGGTGACGTGGGTTCTTGGGGGTGTAAAGGTTAAACTTTTCCCAATTTTTGACTTTATACATAGTGCCTCCTTAAAATATAGCTTTTAAACCTTACTATATCTAATTTTAAAAGTAAATAGCACTATGTTAAATAATTGTTAAAATAACTTGACTTTCATTTTTAGAAGCACTATTGTTCAGTTGTAGCACATTTTAATTGGGAGATTACAAATGAAAATTAAAACAATGATCGTAACTGCAATAGCTTTTTGGTGTTATGTAGCCTTATGTCTTTATGTAATGGGTAAGTTATCTGGAGCAATATAATGGATAGGTTCTTTAGAATTATTACTAATGAAAGGCTACAAAGAAAGTTTACACAAAGGTTCTATTATTGTGTAAAGTGGTATTTAATAATATTTTGGAGTTATTTTATATGTCGCTTCTTATAGTGGATGTATTAAAAGAATTACGCAGATGCACAGCAGAGCTTAAAGAGTCTAATGATAAATGGGAAACCAAAGAACAAATGGCTTTAGAACAATATAACTTGGAGCAAGGATATGAGCCAACAACAATTTTACGACCAGGTAATGATGGAGCAACACCAGCAGGAAGTATTAAACACACTCAAACAAGTAACAGGGGAGCAAAAGATGAACTATAACGACTTACGCAAAATTAATGTAAGTGAGCATATTGAAAAGAAAAATGGACTATCTTATTTGTCTTGGGCATACGCAGTAGATACACTTTTACAACAAGACCCACAGGCTACATGGTCTTATGGTGCGCCTATGCAATTTGGTGAAACGCTGATGGTCTTTTGCACAGTCCATGCTTTTAATAAGTCTATGACAGCTCAACTACCTGTCCTTAACTTTAGAAACCAAGCTATACCTAGCCCAGATGCTATGGCAGTTAATACAGCTATGCAGCGTTGCCTGGCTAAAGCTATTGCGTTACATGGCATAGGTATATATATCTATAGCGGTGAGGACTTACCAGAGTCAGAGCAGACACCTTTAAAAGCAGTTGCTAGTAAGGACTTTATATAATGGAACAACGCACAGATGAGTGGTTTCAAGCTAGGTTAGGTAAGGTCACCGCTAGTCGTATTAGTGATGTCCTTGCCAAGACAAAGACAGGTTACTCTATTAGCAGGCAAAATTACCTGGTGCAACTTGTAACTGAAAGGCTTACAGGACAAAAGGCAGACTCATTCTTTATGAACCAAGCTATGCAAGATGGCGTAGATAGAGAACCAATTGCTCGTAAACTTTACGAAGTATTAAATGATGTTATAGTGACAGAGGTAGGCTTTTATGACCACCCAAGAATTGCTATGAGTGGTGCTAGTCCAGATGGCGTGTTGCCTGAATTATTGGTATTTGGTATAGGTTTGGTAGAGATTAAATGTCCTATAGAAACGACTCATACTAATACCCTAATGAGTAAAAAAGTTCCTAGCAAATATATACCACAGATACAATGGCAAATGGCTTGTGTTCCTAATGCAAAGTTTTGTGACTTTATAAGCTATAATCCAAACTTTCCACCAGAGATGCAACTCTTTGTTAGTAGGGTAGAAAAAGACTTACAGTATGTTTTGGAGTTAGAAGCAGAAGTAGAGCAGTTTTTAAAAGAAGTAGATCAAGCAATTTTACAACTGAAGGAGTAAAGCATGGCAACACTATATGATAATACGAATACGTTTACGTTATTCAAGAACGACAAAGGTGATAATCCTAAACGACCAGATTACACAGGTAAGATGAATGTAGATGGTATTGAATTTAGAATTAGTGGTTGGATTAAAGAAAGTGCTAATGGTAAGTTTATTTCAGGTCAGGTGCAGTTAGTAAAAGAAATGCCTGGTGAGAATAAACAAGTGGAAGGTGCAGACGTGGTAGATGGTGACATCCCTTTTTAGGGGGATGTCGTTATCCATTACTTGTTCATTACATACATTGTAACTTCAAAGCCAAAACGCATTTCTGTAGCTGATGGAGTTGTCCACATAATATTTATCCTTAATAGTTAATATGAGCTTATATTATCTCATGGGAACATAAAAAAGAAATAGAGAAAACCATTAATGTCTAGTTCTAATATGCTACGAATAGAAGCAAGTGCAGCATTAAGAACTGAATTAGTTAATATGCCAGAGGGAAGGCTTTACATGGCTATACTGACACAAGTTTTAAATGATGTATTTCATAGTAGGAGTGGGTTTCACATACAACGTGCAGCTCTTGAGTGGCTATTGAGAAAAGATAACCCTATGCGTGACTTTGCATTACTACTTGCAGAGATAGATGAAACATATATTATAAAAAAGGTTAAGGCTAAAGTGGGTTATCAAGGCTATCACGAACTAACAAAGCTAATAAATGGACATTAACCAATTAGAGTTAGATGTTAATTGTTACGCCCAAGCGGTGTACCATGAAGCTAATACTCAATCACTAGAGGAAAAGGTAGGTGTTATAAATGTTATCCATAATCGTGTTAAGTCTAATCGTTGGGGTCGTGATGTATGTGATGTTGTTTACGCTAATGGTCAGTTTTCTGTTAAGGAAGAAAGCCACTATCCAGTTGATAGAAAAACTTATCTTCAAACTAAATTATTGGTTCTTGACACAATTGTTTTTAATAAACATACTAACCCAGTTGCAAACGCTTTATACTTCCATGATGACTCGATACCACCAAAAGAAACGTGGTACGGAAAAAGAAAAATAATACATATAGGAAGGATGGTATTTTACTAATGAGAAAAATAACAGACGAAGAAATTATTGCAGCTATCAATGAATATATGCGTATTCATCCAGACGCTAATAGGACTAAAATTATTATTAAAGCTAAAGGTCCACAAGAAAGAATTAGGAAACTTATTAAAGAAGGTAAGGTTACATTACCCACCCCTTTGCGTAGTGGATGCAATAGTGGTTGGAATAGGCATTTTACATGAAAGCACTTGCTTACCTAGTGGAAGAATTTGACGCAGAAGGTAAGTTAGTCAGGTCTATGCTTATGGCATCAGAACCTAGAGAGATGTCTTGGTTTAAAGACTTAAAGTCCAAGATGCACAATGTTACTATTACACCACTTATTCCAGATACCGCTCATATTATTAAGGTAACTAATGTTAAAAAATACGATAGTAGTCGCTTTGTTACTGGCTTATAAATGCAAAGAATATTAGATGTTATAGTATGGTTGTTAGTTGTTGGCTCTATGGGTTGGTTTGCTTATGGATGTTACGCATTAATTAATTTATTTTTTATAAGGGGATAGTTATAATGGATATGGTAAATAGACCACCGCACTATGTACAAGGCGGTATAGAAACAATAGATGTTATTCAAAGTAGACTCACTAAAGAAGAATTTGTGGGTTATCTAAAAGGCACAAAGATGAAGTATGACTTACGTTATCCGTTTAAAGGTGACATTGAAGGCGACCTAGCCAAGTCAGAATGGTTTAGGCATAAATTGATTGAAACTTTAAGAGATGAAGATGCAGTAAACCCACCTGAAGTTGAAGCTCAATTAGTGAGGAATGATGATGAATAATAAAATATATTTAGTATTTATTATTGTGATGGCAGCATTAGCTATTTATTCAACAGAAAAGGCTTTTGGTGAAACAACTACTATATTTTCGCCAGATGGTAGTGTTACAGTTTGCATGACCAGTTCTAATGGGATTGTTGTTTGTGTCTAATTTAGGCATGAGAAATAGTAACGCCAAGTTTATAGACTTTGGCTTTCTACAAGGTGCTATAGAAGATAAGCCTACTATTATGCCCACTAATTTAGATATGGTGTTGTGTAAGAGTGGCAAAGCGTTCCTGGTGGCAGAATGGAAGCATGAAGAAGAAGTATTACCTATGGGACAGAAGATCGTTCTAAAGGGCTTGGCAAAGCAGGATAACTTTACTGTTATTTTGATATATGGTCATAGTGATAATGACCGGATGGAAGTAGGTAAGTTTTACCAAGTCACACAAGATAGTCTTATTTATCTTGATAGTGGAGTAGATGCTTTAAAGAGTTATATTAATAGTTGGTGGCAAGTAAGCTAGGAATGCCATTTAAACGCATTTTAAGGTAGCCTGGGCGCATCTTTAGGCATTAAGTAATACCATATACCCTTTTATCGTAGGAATGTCTTGTAGACGCTTGGCAGAAATTTTAGTAAACCATTCTTGACAAAATTCAAAGTCTTTTCCAGTAAGCCATTTAGCTTCACAATAAAGCATATATTCCTTACTATAATTGTCAACTATTGTGCCATCTTTAAGGACAACATCAGTCATCCAATTCAGGAACTTCTGAATAAACAGAGTCGCAAGTGATCTCTATATAAGTGCCATCATTAAGGGTTATGTTCAGTTGGCTATTCTCATAGTAGGCTTCTGCTTCTACAATGGTCTTACCTACAATGTGCTGACATAATGCTTCAATATCCATTATCTTCCTTATATGCTGGTAACCGACTCGTTGTAATTCTTTTCTGACTTCACAGACTTGCTCCATGACCCACACTCCGAACATTGGTATCGTTGATATTGTCGTGTAGCTGTAATTGCAAACCCACGTTTATGTAATTTACTAGAATTGCAACTTGGACATACCATGCTTTTAGAATAAGCATTGTGATTAGGATGTGACTTTATCCATCCTTTAAAGCGGTTATAAACTTTCTCTAAAAGAATAACGTCATTCTTATTATATTCTTCCATTGTTTTCCATGCCTTGCGGTCATTGTTCATACATTTAAGCCAAAGCTCGTGACCTTCATGTGCTGTCTTTTTACCTAAACCTAATGCCTGTGCTACATAATCAAGTTTGTTAGATACAAACCTAAACTGCCTACGAGCTACCTGAAGTAAGTCTATTTGTTTAGAAGGTGCTGGAGGGTTCATACCTGCTAATAAAAATTCTTTGTGTAGTATGGGTATGTCAAACCTAGAACCATTGTAGTGGACTATGGCATCAGCTTCATCTAATAACTTATGAACTGAATTAAGCATAGTTTTTTTATCTGACTTATATACAGAGTCAAACATAATTTTAGACTCACCATACCACTTGGCTGCATAGCAAAGAGTATAAGATGACTCTAGTAATTGATTGATAGAAATGTTCTGGTCAAAGATACCCCAGACGTGAGCTGTATTTGGTGCTACCTCTATATCAATAAGTAATATTTTCATAATAACTTATCATATACTACGAAATGGTTATGGATACTGTTTTGTTTTGTTTGAGTTTATCAAAGAATTTCTTATAGGCTATTTTAGAGTTACCTATGAAGTCTTTACCTACCCAGGTAGAACCAAGTAATATACATCCATCTGTATCTGCTGAAGTGTTACCTGCATGGATACGAACACCGGTAAAGTCAGGAACGTCTAGTATATGTGGCATATCTTGTTTAAAGCGTGTGGATGCGTCTATGATAAGTTTATATGTGCCAATAGGAATAGCAGTCTTACCTATTACTTTAGTGCCATTTCTAACTGCATCCTCTAGCGTATAACACTCATATACACCATCTACATACATCTTGCCTACAGTATGCGTATCTTTAAACTCAAACCTTTTTACTTCAATTAACATTTTTGTCCACATAATGTAGGGCTTGTGTTAGGTATTGCATGGCATACATAAAGATAATAGAAAAGCCCATGGCACTAAATAACAAAGCTACTATTAATAATTTAAGGATAGTTAAACCTACCCAGTTAAGTATGTTTAAGACTATCATTTTTTAAGTGTTAGGTACATTCTTTCACCAATGACAAATGACATACAAGCTCCAGTCATATCTAGGAATACTGCTACTACAGCAGCACCTACAACATCTGGGTTGAATACCACTATAGCGGTAAAGATCATAATGGCACTAATGATGATGTATCTGAATGAAGCACGAAGGTCTATTATCCATTTAGAAGGTTCACCAGTAGGGTTATCTAATGCAGCTAAAGCCTGTAACTTTTCTGCTTCTGCTTTCATAAGTTCTATGCGTTCTGTAATGTTCTGTGGTTGTCCACCTGCACCACCTGTAAACTTTGCTATTAGACCTCTAGCACCATCAGCAAATGCTGGGACTAAAGCTGGTAAGATTAAACTAATTAAATTAAACATTAAAGCTCCTTTGGGTCAAAGCCAAGATG